GCACCACTTTATCATTTGAAACTGGAGGTGCTGAAAGATTACTAATTGACCAAAGTGATGCAATTACTATTGGGCAAGGTATGAATATTGGAACATTACACGCTGACGTAAATTTAGGGACGAGTTCGACGGAAGTATTCGATTTATCGAACACAGCCCCAGCCAATAATACTGGAGATGGAATCTACTTATTTAATGCAGTCAGACGTGGTGGAAGTTATTCTACAAGATTTACTGGAATTATAGGTGTAGATAATGGAGGTATAGCTGTAGTTGATACCATAGAAAATAACGGATTTACAATTTCTGTTGCTGGTATGGTAATTAAAGCAGTTGACAGTGGTGGTTCTGCAATCAACATAAGTGCAACTTTACAACCTTTAGCAATAGGAGATTAAAATGGCAATAACTAAACAAAATGCTAATGATTATATAACTGCAAGGAGTCAAAGGATTCATGCTCATAAAAAAGAATCTGACCCTTTATTGGCTCAATACATGGCAGAAGAAATAGAAAAATCTGTTTGGTTAGATAAGAAAGCAGAAATTAAAAAACGTTTTCCATATCCAGAAGGGTGTTCTACTGCTGATTTAGAACAATATTGCAAAGATAATAATCTTGGTTAAAATGCTTAAAAAAATAACTATTCCATTCTTTTTTTTACTTAGCTGTAATGGGGTAAATAATATGGATATAAAAGACCAAAATGGTAAAAAACATTTTTACAATAGAATAGTTTTATTCAATGAAGATTCTACACAGCTTTGGTGTTATAACCATGAGCAGTTTGAAGTCGTAAAAAAAGACACCAACAGAACTAGGTATAAAGATTGGAATGATATAGCAAGTGATTGGATATTGTACTAATGGCAAAGATTTCTGATAGCTCTAATCTTTCCTTCAGCTTGTCATATCTCGTTCAGCTTGTCGGAGGTATCGCCATTGCCACATTCGCATTTTCAGAAATTAATAATAGATTGGGAATAGTGGAAAATTCATCTATAGCAAATACTAATAACATTGATGAGATTATAAAAACTCAAGAAAAAAACCAAAATTCTTGGATTCCAGCCGATTTTCAGCAATTTGAAATCTTAAAAGCACATAAAGAAATTTTAGCACAACATGAAGCAGAAATTATACGTTTGCAAGATAAAGTGTATCAATTAAATAGAATGTTGAGCATAAGAAGATGATAGGTGAATTAATATCAATACTTAATCAAATAATGAGAGGTTACAATGAAAAAAACAAAACAAGAAGACCCAAAAATAATAATAGATAATAAAGAATATGTAATAGATGAATTATCAGACAAGGCAAAAACTTTGGTAAATCATATTGCAGATTTAAAAAGAAAATTATCAAGTTATAATTTTAATATTGAACAGCTTAAAGTTGGTTTAGCTGGATTTGAAAACTTACTAAAACAAGAATTAGAGGAAAATTAAATTTACGAAATTTGGCTAGAATATGGAGTTGTAGGTGTAATGGTTTTTTTATTTGGAGGTCAAATTTTATTCCTTCAAAAAACTTTAATGAATGAATTAAGAGAAATAGAAGACATTTGTATAAAGTTAATTGACAGATGGAATAAATCAGACGAAACCAGAGATAGAAGACATGAAGCCATAATAACTGAAATTAATAAAGTTACTGATTCTCTAAATTATCTTAAAGGAAGAATGAATGGTAAAAGTCAACAATAATACTAGAATCAAAAGATGTGATTGTAAATGTAATGAGAATGTTACTATAAATACTACAGAATGGAGTTCTAACCCATCAAAAATTAAGTTTTCTTTTAAAGATGATAAAAAGCTTGAATCAAAGAAAAAAGCTTCATAAAATGGATATTTGATGAAATCAGATTTTACAAATATAAAAGAAGATGTAACAGAAATAAAAACAGATGTCAAATGGATTAAGGAAAATATTAGAACAATGGCTACAAAACAAGCCCAGATTGAAAAGAAGGTATCATGGATTCAAGGGGTTGGGGCTGGTTTTGCTTTTATTTTTTCTAGTATTCTTGCTTTACTTAATATAACAAAATGAGGTAACAAAAATGAAAATAGCTGATTTAATTATTGAACATATTTCTAAAGATGAAATAAAAGATAAAGTTGTTAAAGAATTAAATGATAATGTGAATATTCCAATTATTGGAGAAAACACAGAAAAGAAAATGATTGAAGCAATTTATGAAACTACAGTAGCAGTTTTAAAGAAAGTTTTATAATGCCAAAGGTAAAAGGTGTAGAGTTATCTGGTTTAAACAAAAGACAAATTTCAGCAATGAGAAAACACGCTAAACATCATACAGCTAAACACCTTAGAATGATGGTATCAAGAATGAAAAAAGGAGCTACTTTTACAGCTTCACATAAACAAGCACAAAGAAAGGTAGGTACTTAATGCCATATCATGTAGGTAAAAAGAAAAAAAAGAAAATGAAAAAGAAGAAGAAAAAGTGAAGAAAAAAAGAAAACCATATTAATGAAAACGTTTGAAGAAATAGTAGAAGTGGTAATTGAGCATGAAGGAGGTGCAACAATTACAGATATTCCAGAGGATGCTGGTGGGCTAACTAAATATGGAATATCACAAAGAGCTTACCCAAAATTAGATATTAGAAATCTAACTAAAGACCAAGCTATTTCTATTTATTATAAAGACTATTGGAAGAAAGCAAAAGTAGAATTACTTCCAGAAAGGCTTTGGATGATATACTTTGACATGGTAGTTAATATGGGTAGAAGCAGAGCTACTAAAGTTCTGCAAGAAGCTTGTAATCATAAGAATAAAAATCAAATACAAGTAGATGGAAAATTGGGTAAAAATACAGCAAAAGCAAGTCAAAAAGTGGAGTACAAAAGAGTTCAAAGCTTTAGGGTTAAGTTCTATGCAGATTTAATTCATAGAAAACCAACTCAAATAAAGTTTTGGTATGGATGGTATAAAAGAGCTATATTGACTTAAAGTCATGAAAAAAGCTGTAGTAATACCAGACCAGCACTTTCCAATCCATGATAAAGGGGCTTTTGGATGTGTGTTAAAAACTATTGAATTGGTAAAACCAGAAATAGTTATTAATATTGGAGATGTTGGAGAATGGGAAGTTGTTAGTCATTGGGCTAAAAAATATTCTTCCTTAGATTTAGGATTTCATTTACCTTTAATTGATTTTGAAATTGGACAAGTAAATGAAGAATTAGATAAGATTGATGAAGTATGCAACAAGTTAAATATAAAAGAAAGATACGTTACAACTGGGAATCACGATATATGGCTAGACCAATTTGTAGAAAACAAAGTAGGAGAACATTCAGTATTAAAAGATTATACTTTTTTAGAAGCTTGTCATTGGAAATCAAGAGGTTGGGAAGTTCTTCCTATGATGAAACCTTTGACCATTGGAAAGCTATCTTTTATTCATGGTGCTTTTACAAATATGTATCATACAAAAAAACATTTAGACACTTATGGGGCAAGTATTATTTATGGACACACACACACTTGCCAAAATTTTGTGAAATCAAGATTAGATTCTGGAACAATTGGAGCTTGGTCAATTGGAACTATAAAAAGTTTAAAAGCAAAAGACAACAATTTTTTAAGAGGAAGGTTGCACAATTGGCAACATTCAGTAACCATAGTAAATTTTTGGAGCAATGGGAACTTTCAAGTTGAGCCAATATTTATTAATAAAGGAAAATGCAGTGTATGGGGAAATGAAATCAATGGCTCTTGAATTAGATGTAGCATTAGTTTATTTAAAAAAACTTGCTAAAGAAGTAGAACATGGAAGTGATGAAGCAATAATAGAAATGATTGATATTATTGAAAAGATAGATATACCAGAAAGATTAGATATGGGAGAAGCTTAAATGTCAAGTTATGAAGAAAGATTTTGTACCAATGCAGATTTAGAATTTGTTTATCCTTTTTTAAGTGATATTAATAGAAGACAAGTTGTAACAAATTTTATTTCTACTGGTGGTAATATTTATAGAGCTGGTTCAACTGGCAATGCAGAAGAAGTTTTTAGAGATGGTGTAAATTTAGGTTCAGCACAAAGTGCATTAAGTGATTTAACTGAAGATGGTGAATGGTTCTATGATTCTACAAATGACCTTTTAAATTTATATTCAAACAATAACCCAGTAACTAATCACACAGTTGAAATATCTAAAGATTTTTCTAATCTTAAATTAGAAGCTATTGGTAGAGCTTCTGAAATGGTAAGAAGCTATGTAGGAAAGCCCATATATCAAAGAAGGGGAATAGGTGGGCAATCACCTACTGCAAGAGATTATGATGATATTATAATCCGTTCTACAGCTTTATTAGCTGTTTCTATGTTATTATATCCGTATGATGAAGAAAAAGCATTAGAATTAGAAGCAAGAGCAATTGATAAAGAAGAAGGTCAAGGCTATTTAGATTTAGTAAAAACTGGAGTTATAAGACTTACCAATGAAACTGACCCTAGAAGTCAAGAAGGAATAGTAAGACCAGTAAGTTCAAACCCTTCAAGCACTGGTGCAATTTTAGATATAAAAGGCAGAGGAACAAGAAGTGATTTAATTAAAGTTGTTATATCTACACCTTCATCTGGAAATGCCACTTTTGCTTCTGGAGCAGAAAACACAGTTGTTAAATTTTCTACTTTTACTGGTGATGATTTTGGTATGAAATATATAGCACAAGAATCTGACAGAGTTATTTCTGGTGGATATGACCCAATTGGTTTAGGAATGTATGCTAAATTTGCTACTGGAATTTATTATGCAAATGATGAATGGGAAGTTCAAGTTTCATCATATTCTGATTATCCAGAAACACAGCAATCAGTAAAATCTGGACAAGCTGAAAGATTTGGGAGAACTACTATAAATTGAGTTTAATTTTTGTAAATCATTTAGACAGAGGTTTGAAAAGTTTAAAAAAACTTTTAGTTAATGAAACAAAATTAGAAGTTTTCTTTGACCCAGAATATCAATTTAGGTCAAATGTTTTTTTAAATATTAAAATAAATGAAGCAGATGTTCTTGAAAGATTTGCTGGAACTGATAGATTGATGCAATATAATTTTAATGTTAGATTATACTTTAGAAAAGCTGGAGCATATAGAGAACACACACATCTCAGACCTATTTCAAATTATAATGAAAGAATACTTAAATTATTTGCTAACAATCCTCAACCAGTGGCAGAAGATGGTTTACTTTGGAACACTTTTTTTACAAACTGGGGGGCTTCCTCTGACTATTGGAATCTTCTTACATCTTACATAGGTCATAATTTTTTTATAAATAATGTTAATTATGAACCAGCTAGAAGTGATAGTGAAAATTTTAAAGATTTATATATTACAGAATATGATATGAGTTTTAATTTAATAGATAGTATTCCAGCAAGTTAGGAGATTTAAATGAAATACAAAGCAACTAAAAAATTTGCAGAACTTGATTCAACAAACAATTATCAAGGACTAGGCAAAGACGTTTTTCAGAAATTAGAAAGAGGTGAATCAGTAGAAATACCAGCACCTCAATCTTTATTGGAAGACAAGTATATAGAACAAAGCAAATCAACAATAAAAAAGGAGAGTTAAAGACATGGCAATAAATACAGCAGTTTATTCACCTAAACAATTTGAACTCTACCTTGCCCTACAATCTTCAAATTTAGGTACAGCTGAAGACACTTCTGGTGATTTTGTCAAATTAGCAGTAACTAATGTTGAAGATATAGACTTTGCTGGTGGTCTTATTCAAGACAGAACGTTGAGGACTGGTCAACAAATAATGCGACCAACTGACCATTTTGTTTCTGAAAAAGGTTCAGCAAAAAATATATCATTTGAATATGTTGTAGATGGTGAGTTAGCATTACAAAAATTGTTACAATTAATATCAGAGGACACAAGCCCAACAGCTACAGTTACAACAGCTGGTAATAGAACACCAGCAGTTTATGCACATGGAGCTGACACTGGAGAATATGCAACTTTAATAGTTTCAAGCCCATTTAGTTCTAAAGATAGAACATTTCATTCAGCTGTTTTAACAAGTTTGACACTCAGCATGAGTGCTGAAAATAGTGGAGGAAGATTGATTGCTAGTGGCAATTTTTACACTGGCTATAATGTAACAGTAGGAGCTTCAACAGCAACGGATTCTGGAACAGCTTCAGAAACTACTTTTGTTAAAACGATTTATGATTGCACTACTAAACAAATTGGTTCAGCTTCTAGTGAAGTGGATGTAGTTTGTAGGTCTTTTGATTTAACAATAAATTATCCAGCAGTAAGGATTGGCTATCAAGGTGGAAATGCAGAGCCAGAAGGATATTCAAGAAGTGGAGAATATTCAGCAAGTGGTAATATTTCTGTGAAATATGATGCAAACAGTGAACCATCTTTAGCAGATTTTTTAGCTGGTTCTGAAAAAAGTATAAACTTTGGAGATGGGTCAACAATTAATTTTGACTTACCACAAGTGATTTACACTGGTTCTTCTTTATCATTTGATGAAGAAGCTGGTACATTTGTTGACATACCGTTCAGCTGTGTAGCTGATGGTTCTGAAGCTTTATATACAATAACAGCAACTTAAAGGGGGCAATAGATGAAAGTCAAAGTTGATTTAATAAGAAAAAACACAAAAGGTAAAGAATCAATTTTTGTTTGGGAGAAAGATGTTAAAGATATAACTTTTTCTGAGAGGAGAGAGTTATATAAAAAACAAGCTAAAAACTATCAAAATGTTGATAAAAATGAGGTGAATGTGGACAAGTATTTTGAAGCCTTAGATGAAGTTTTAGCTATTTCTGGGCTAACCGAACAAGACTTTGATGGATTATCTATGGTTGAGATAGATACTGTATTAGGACAAGTTCTAATGCAATACAGTGGTCTATCAAAAAACGTCATTGGGGATTAAGTAGTGCAGTATGGTTTTGGAAGTTTGGTATTCCCCTATCCAGCTTTAAATTTCCTTACACTATTAAATCCCCTATAACGTATGAAAATAAAACTTTTGAATCAGAAAAAGATATTTGGGAAGAAATAGAATTAATAATAGATACAAGCAAAACAACAAAAAGAAGCATTGGGCAAGACCTTTTCTTTTTGATTCCAATGTTTGCTGACCCAAATGTTATTTTAGAACAAGAATATTTTTTACTGATTCAAGATTGGCAATCTTCAAAAATGTTAAACTTGCCAATAGCAAAAACACTGGGTGAAGCCCCAGCAGATTTAGTGGACTGTTTTTTGATTATTGAATCTGAAATGAACGCTATAGCAAATTATGAAAGTGTAAAAAATGGCAGTAAAAAACCTTTTAATTAAAGTTGGAGTTGATGGAACTAGAAGTGCAATTGGTGCTTTAAAAGGTGTTGCTGGTGCAATTGGGGGTGTTGCAAAATCAGCAATTAGGGCTTTAACATCTATTCAAGCTTTTGCTGGAGTAGCTGGTTTAGGGTTGGCTGTAAGACAAGCTGGTAAATTTCAACAAGGTCTTTTAGAATTAAATACGCTTATAGATAGAGATTTAAACAGAAAATCTTTAAAACAATTATCAGTAAATTTACAATTTGTAGCTAGAGAAACTGGGCAATCTTTAGGGACTTTGACTAGAGCAAATTATGATATTATAAGTGCTGGATTTGCAGATGTAGCAGATTCAGCTTTATTATTAGCAAGTGCTTCTAAATTAGCAACAGCTGGAAATACTGATGTTTCTGTTTCAGCAGATATTTTAACTTCAGCTTTAAATTCATTTGGAGCTACAGCAGAACAAGCTGGAGAAGTTTCAGATTTATTATTTACAACTGTTAGATTAGGTAAAACAACAATAGATGAACTAGGTGCTAGTTTAGGTGTAGTATTACCATTTGCAAAAGGTTTAGGGGCTGACTTAGATGATGTTGGTGCTTCTATGGCAACACTCACATCTCAAGGGCTAAACACAGCTATTTCAGCAACAGCTTTAAGAGCAGTTTTTGTTTCTTTAACTTCTATGACAGAAAAACAAAAAAAGTCTTTTAAAGAAGCTGAAATAGAAATAAAAAGATTTGATGATGGAAGTTTAGACTTAGTTGGAACACTTACAGAATTAAAAGAAAAAATACCAGAAGGAGAATTAAGGGATTTTATTCCAAGTGTAGAAGCACAAACAGCAGTTAATATTTTATCTTCTAACATTGAAGGTTTAGCAGATAATTTAGAACAAATGGGAGAAAAAGCTGGAGCTACTCAAGATGCTTTTGATATTATGGCTTCTGGTTTTAATTTTGAATTGAGCAGAATGGCACAAAATTTCAACACAGCTATAATAGCTATTGGAAATTCACTTATTGAAGTTTTAACCCCCAGAGTGCAACAAATAAATCAAATATTAAGCCATATTGGAAATATTGGCTATGATAATATAGCTAAAGTTATATTAAATAATTTTGGTGAAATTTTTAATAGACTTAATCAAATGGCTGTAACTTTAACAAAAGCCCTTAATTTTAAATTTAAAGAAATAGCTTTTTTAATTAAAGCTGAATTAGCAGATATTGTTCCATTTACTGGTAATTTATCTGAAGAACTAAGAACAAAAGCCCAGCAAATGGGAGAAGAAGCATCAAATCAAGCTTTATTTGCACTTTCACAAGCTAGATTAGGCTTTGAGTTTATAAAATCAGAAATTAAAAATTTAAATATAGAAATTTCAGATGGTTTAGTAAAGTCTATGAATGGAGTAAATGAAACAACTGATAATACTACTGATGTTTTAGATAAAAATGCTGAAAAAACAAAAGATTTGAGGTCTAATTATCAAAAATTAACAGAAGGTGTTTTAGATTTTGGTAATGTATCGAAAGAATCTTTTCAAAAAACAGCACAAGCTTCAGCATTACAAGCAAATTCTGCCCAACAAGCTTCTGAAAAAGTTGTTAGAAGTTTATTCATGGAAGCATTGGCAAGATTAGTATCAAATATTTTTCAAACTATTCCATTTCCATTTAATGTTCCAGTAGCTGGTGGAGCAAGTGCAATTTTAACTGGACTTTTTGATTCTGGTATTAAAGAATTAAGTAAAATAAAACTAGCTAGATTTGGAATGGATGATGTAGTTTCACAACCCACAATGATTATGGCTGGTGAAGGCAATCAAAGAGAAAGAGTAACAGTAACACCCTTAGACGGTGCAAACATGAGGGGTGGAAATCAAGGGGGTGGAATAGTTCTTAACATTTCAGCACCTCTATTAGATGATACAGTGGTAGATAGAATCATTCCAGCAATAAACAAAGCTACTAAACTTGGAATTTCTTAATGGCTTTAACCCTACATTCAAACTATAGCAATGCTTTAGGGAATGAAATTCTTGAAAATTGGCTGTTTCTTTTTTACTATGTTGATTCCCCATCTTCAACTAATACTAGCTTTTTAGGTCTTTCATATAAAGATATTACAATTACACATGATGCTGGAGGTAGCTCAGTAAGTCAAGCATTTTCTGGAGTAGTTTTAAACACAGCAACAATCAGACAATCATGGAATCCAGCAACAAGCAAAGTAACAACATCAAATTTATCTGTTGATATTGCTAATTTTACACACAGTTCAAATCCAGTTTCAGAAGAATTATTTGGAGGTTCAAACAAATATATAAATAGAGCTGTAAGAATTTATTCTGTAGTTGGAACTAGCACAAGACTAGACCAATCTTTACAAATATTTGAAGGAACTTTAGAAAGCATTACACATAATGTAGATAAACTTTCTTTACAGTTATTATCAGCAAGACCTTTTGATGGTATAGAAATACCAAACAAAGTAAGTAATAGGGGAAAATTTTTCCCAGTTGTTTATGGTAATTACACACCAGAAACCAGCACAAATTCATCACCCCAAGAGATATTATCAGCTGTAGTATATCCAGCACCAATGGATGAAATATCTGTAAATGAATTTAATGTTTTAGTTCATGATAATATTAGTGGAGATAGAACTGTTCATTACCATGAAACCAATGGTTCAACAGCTAATAAAGAATTATTTGCACCTTTAGAAGATATTCCTTCAGCAACAATAGCTTCTGGAGATGCTCACAAACTACAAACTAATATTAATTTAGATAGAACTTTTATTTCAAGACCATTAACTGTAATTAATGAAGAAGATTTTAGTGATTTCAGCAACACCTCAAACATGATTGATGGAGATGTTAGCACTTCTGGAAGTTTATCTGAAGAATCTGTAGCTAATTCATCTGGTGATTTAACAACTTCAACAAGTGTATCAGTAACAAAAAAATTAAATTTTGGACTTCCAAAGTTTGACCATGAATTAACAGAATTTAGCACAAGATTTAGAGTTGGATTATCAGCAGTAGATACAAGAATAGATGCCAGTGCTGATTCATTATCATATTCTATAGTATTAACAGATTTAACTTCTACAGATGATGACACTATAGTTACTTTTTCTGGAACACAATCAAGGTCTGGAAGTGGTGCTGAAAATGCAACGACTTCAGCTGTTTCTACTGCAACTTATACAGAAGTAAAAGTAGTAGGCGACCAGATACCAGATAAAATAGAATTACAAGTAACTGTAAATTTAGAAAATACAACTACAGCTAATGCTGGAAATGTTTTAATTACTAATTTTTCACTGAACATTTTTGAAGTTACTTTTGTTGCTAGGTGTAAAATCCCAACTTCAACAAGTGCTTCTGATAAAGGAATTGCTTCTAATGAAGCTTTAAAAAATATTGAAAAATTTTATATCGGAGCAGATGGTTTTTCTCAAGGTTATTCTGGTGGTAGTGGAGTTTGTAATACACCATCTGAAATTATAAGAGATGCTGTTGATAGATTTGCAGATTTTGATAACACAGATTCAACAAGCTTTACAACAATGAATAATGATAGAGCAGATTTTGAAATGAGGGTTTGGTTAACTGAACAAGTAAGTTTAAAAGCTTTTTTAGATAAGTTAGCTTATGAAGGGTGCTGTCCATATTACATTAGAGGAGATGGAAAACTTGGATTTGTTCATGTGGCTGACAGCCCATCAACTGCTCATACATTAGATAAAAATGATTTTACTTCTATTAATATATCACATACTACACCAAGTGAATTAATAACTGGTGTTAGGGTTTATAGCAATAGAAGCCCAGTAGATAATAGACATTTAACTTTTACTTCTAATATATTAAACAGTACGCCAAGGACTAATTATTTTGGTGGTAGCAGTATAAAGAATATAAGACAAATTAAATTAGATTATTTAGTAGATGCAATTGGTTCAGCTTTTGGTGGTAATACTAATGATGATTTTATAGATTATTATGGTAAATTTTATGGGGATGTAAAAACTAAAATAACTTGTGAAGTTATAAATCCAGCATTTTATTCAATGGAACTAGGGGACATTGTAGCTTTTAATAATAGTGCAATGCCAGTAAATGCTTTTGCAACAGCTTGGACTAGTTTGAAATTTACTATAACAAGTTTATCAAGAAGTGTAGGTAAATTAAATATAGAACTTTTAGAATTATAAGGATTTAACATGGCTATAAAATCAATATCAGATGTAATTTTTTATGAACAAGATGGTTCAACAGTATTATGGAATCCAGCAGTACAACCAAATATAAGTGCTTCTTATGGTATAAATTATGAAGGAACAATTGTAAATCAAGCTTATGGGGGTGAAAAATACACCGTTCAAAAACATGGCAGAAGATATAGTTGGGTTATGGATTGGAGCTATTTAAGTGAAACAGAAAGAGATAATGCAGACAATTTATTAGATTATGCAGATGGACAATTTCAGTTTTTTCAGTTTACACCAAACGGAGGAACTGATAAATATTCAGTTTATTTTGACCAAAATACACATGAATTTCAAGAAATAGCTTTTAGAGTTTTTTCACTTTCTTTAAGTTTTATTGAGAAATTATAACAAAAGTTGATTTTAGTAAATTTAAAGATTTCTTAAAATATTTAGGAAAACACATAGTAAAACTTAAAATTTTACGAAAACACCCCAAATTGCATTTAAGATACCTAACAGCTTCATTATCAATGTCAAGTTAAATTGTTATACTTGTAATCAAAAAATAAAGAAAAATTGATTTATGATGCCTTTATTCAATTTCCTTGACGAGAAAAAAACGGTGTTTTTAGGGGTTTTTTTACCTATAACGTGCAATACGTTCATTTTTATTTTTTCTTCAAATCTTAATTTTTTAAGTCTATACTAACTCTTACCATACTGTATAACTAAAAAGTTATACTGTATAAGATAAAGAAAAAGTAATAGATAAATATATTAAGAGAAAAAAATAATCAAAAAAAAACTTGACATCAATATTTCTTTATGATTAAATTATGTCAAGGATAGTTGAGCTAGGTGGTCAACTAAAAAAAAATAAAATGAAGGATATATAAATGGATATTAATATTACATATACAGCAAGTCATACAGATTATAAATATAATGATGGTGGCAGAAGTAAATATTTTAGAATGAGATATAAGAAAGATATAACTGGTGATTGTGTTATTAGAGCAATTTCAATAGCACTTGATTTAGATTATAAATTTGTCTGGGAATCACTTTTTGAAATAGGAAAGAATATTGGACATTTGCCATGTGATAAAAGAACTTTTGAAAAGTTCTTAATTGATAATAGATGGATTAAACAAAAAACACTAACAATAAATAATAATAGAAAATATCAGTTACATGATTACCCAGTCAAAAATTGTATTGTACACACTAGAAGACATTTAGTTGCTATTAAGAATGGTGTTGTAAATGATACATGGGATTCTAGGAATAAATATGCTTACTCATATTACACCGAAGTTCCAAGAGATTTTAGTTTGGAGGAATCAAAATGAATTTAAAAACAGCAAAATTAATTTTAGATGAATATACATTGGCTGAATTTCCTATGAAACTTTTTAACCCTAATCTTCTTCTTAATTTTTTTAAGAAGCAACCTTTTAAATACTTTGAAGAAGATAAAGATAAATTTGATGAGTTACCAGAAATTGTAGAAGTCTGGAGAGGTGAATGTTATGATAAGTATAATGAAGATATAATACCTATGTCATGGACTACTAACCAAAGAGTAGCTAAATTTTTTGCTCTAAGGTTCAGAAGTTTACATAAATGCTGGACACTTACTAAAGGGTTTATAAATAAAAAAGATATTCTGTTTTTTACAAATGCTAGAAGTGAACATGAAGTTATACTTGACCCTAAAAAATTGCTTTATCAGTCAACCATATCAGCTACCCATGAGCCAGATTGTAAAAGGGCTTTTTGTAGATGCAGTTTTGATATGAAAAATATTAAACATTTAGAAAGGCTTAAATAAATGTCAAAAGATAAAAGACAAGATTGCTTTACATATATGAAATATAAAAACTTATTTTTTAAAGATATGATTTGTATGAAAAATGTATGGGATGATGATGATTCAAAAAGGTTGAAATATTTTAGCAACAAAAAAGGTATTACATATGCAACTGGCTTTAAATTAACTAAAGATGGTAAGTGGGTGCAAAAAAAGAAAACTGAAGACTTTATATAATAAAGAGAAAGAAGGTTATATGATTATACAAAAAACAAAAGTAAAAAAGATGTTTAATCAACAGAAGTTACAGATAACAGATGATGCTCTAAAACAAATTAATGATTATGTTTTTAGAGTGTTATATAATAAAACAGTAAAAGCCAGAGAAGGTAATATTAAAAGAGTTACACCAGAGCTTTTACATTTAATCGGAATACATGGGGGGTAATATGAATATATCAGATTATAAAAAAACATTATCACTGATAAGATTTTACAAAAAACTTTTAAAGCAAGGTAAAATTAAAACAGATGGTACTGCTAGTAAAAGATTAAAACAATTGTTAAAGATTAGAGAGGAGGGTTTTCATGAAGAAGGTATTGGACAAAATACAAGAATCACAACATTTTGATAAAATATATGACCATATAATTTTGATATTAAAAAACCTAAACAGCTTAATTAAATATCAATCTGAAAGCACAAGAATGTTGAAAGATAAAATAACTGAACTAGAAAAAAAGATACACCTTTTGCAAAAAGATGTCTAAGAGATTCATGGACACAGAAATTTGGAACAAGAGGTGGTTCAGAGTTTTAGAGCTGGAAGAAAAATTACTTTTCTTCTGGCTCATTTCTAAATGTGATAATGCTGGTGTATTAGCAGACTTAGATTTAGAATTAGCTGGTTTTCAAATAGGAACAAACAAATTCTTAGAACCAAATCAGATATTAGATATATTTCCAGATGTTGTTCAAATAGATGATTCAACATATTGGCTACCACAATTTGTAATCTTTCAATATAATGAATTAAAGGAACAATGTAAGCCACATCTATCAGTAATTCAAAAATTAAAAGAACGTGGATTGTATGGGCAATATGAGCAGTATTTTACCAAGTCTAATAAAGTATCTAAACGACCTTCACAGTCTGAACAGCTAGAAGATATAGAAACTAATATATCTGAATGGCAAAAAGACTATAAGGGTGTTGATGTTTTAGGTGAATTTAAATCATTAAAAGACTGGTTAAAATCATCTGGAAAAAGAAAGCATGATTACAAAGCATTTTTTAGAAACTGGTTAAAAAGAGCTGGAGCAAATAAAAAAGAAGACATTAATAAATTCAAGTATTATTGTAAAGATTGTTCAGATGTTCCAAGCTTTATTGATGAAACACCAGAGCTTTTTAAGATGTGTGATAAATGTAATCAAAGAATGAGCTACAAGAGAATTTGATATTATGTTAAAGAAACTTGATAATGTCAAAATATTTTAATAAATTAAAACAAGAAAAAGAGGTAAAAATGGAACTTGAAGTAAAGAAAGAACTACAAGAAATTATTTCTCAAAGTGGTTTGAAACAAAAATGGATAGCTGACAAGCTAGGAATCACTGAATCACATTTAAGCAGAATGTTAAATGGTATTAATGTAATGTCTAAAAGACATGAATATAATATTAAAACTATATGTGGATTTAGTGATGCCCCAGTTAAGCCAATGCCCATAGATGGTATGGCAGATGTAGCAAGGGGGTAATATGTACTTAAGTCATTGTTGCAGTTCAGAACCAAAAACAATAGTAACAGAAGCATTAAATGGTTTTTGTAGTAGCTGTGGGCAATGGGTAAAATTTGATAAAGTTGGAAAAGAAAAAGAAGATATTGAAACCCATAAATCAAAGGTTTTAGATGTTCTGGAATTTTATTCTAACCCATCAAATTATGTGGTAGATACTTCTTCAGATTTATCAATGGTTCAAATGGACAATGGGCAACAAAGCAGAGAAGTATTAGAGTTATTAAAATAAAATAAAGGGGAAATTATGTCTGAAAAAGAATATAAAACAATAGACATTCATGGCAAAGAATATGTAACTGTACCAGAAAGAGTAAAACACTTTCACGAAGAATATCCAAATGGCTCAATAGTTAGTAAGCATGAAAAACATGGAAATGTTTTTATCGTAACTACTACTGTAATACCAGATATTAAAAATCCAGAAAGAAAATTTACTGGGTTAGCTTATGAAATAGAGGGAAGCACTAATGTTAATAAAGGTTCAGCTTTAGAAAACTGTGAAACTTCAGCAGTTGGAAGGGCTATGGGTTTTTTAAATATTGGTGTTATTGATTCTATTGCAAGTGCAGATGAAATGGCTTCTGTAACTGAGCCAGTAAACAATTCTAATAATCAACCAACCAAATCAATATCAAATCCAGATGGTCAAGCTAGTGAAAAACAATTAGCATTTGTAGATAAATTAGTTTCAGAAATTGAAAAACTAAATCCATCAGCTGATTTAACATTTGTTGATAAATCTAATAAAGGAACAGCAAGTGCTAGTATTGAAAAACTATTAGAGATTCAGAAACAAGAACAAAATTCAAGTAAAAAAAATATGTTGAAAGAAAAGCTTGAGCTTTCTGAATCTTCTGTAGATGATGTGGATTTACCATTTTGAGCTGTTGTAAGGAATATACAAAGATGGACACCAACTGTAAAACTTGCTATCCACCATTAGAAGAAGTTAAAGTAATAAAAAAAGCTCATAAACCAGCTGAAAATGAATCTTCTAAGGTAGAGGAAAGGTTTTATATATTAAATCATAAACTTGACCAAATAGTGGCATATACAAAGGAAATCTTAGATTATGTTAAATCGAAGTGATTGGGATAAAGATTTGCAGTATGGTGAAGCTGGTGAAGATTGGCTGGTTTGGTTAGGTTCAAATGGTGCTAAAATAGAAGTAAAAACTGAAAGAGATATTTGGCACAGAACAAAAAACATCTTCATAGAATATAAGTATAAAGGTAATCCAAGTGGTTTGGCTGTAACAAAGTCAGACTACTGGGTTACTAATCTTAAAAAAGGTAATAAAACTTTTGCAACAGTAGTTGTAGAAACAAAAAGATTAAAAAAGAATTTGAAAAGATTAATAAAAAATGGTAAAGTTAGCATAGGTAAAAAGGGTGGTGATTTTAATATGTCTGAAGGAATATTACTACCACTTGATTTATTGCATGAAATTTTTAATTAAACTTCTGGGATTGGGTTTTTTATCCTTCATATTAACCATAACCTAGTCAGTAAGCTGGTCTTATTGATGACATGACCCAATCCCTTTTTTATTATGAAGATTAAAATATTACCAGAAGATAAATTACTAAGTGAATACATTAGAAAAAGAGCTAATGGTATTTGTGAAGTATGTGGTAATGATAAAGGCTGGAAGGGTCTTCAATGTTCACATTATATTGGAAGAAGAAACAAATCAGTTAGATGGGATATTGACAATGTTTCAGCCCAGTGCTTTGGCTGTCATTTAAAATTCCATGAAAACCCGTATGAACATCATAGATGGAAATTAAATCAATTAGGGGAAGAAAAATATGAAGCTTTACTTGAAAGAAGTAGAATCTTAAGTGTTGGATTAAACAAATGGACAAAAGAAAAATTAAAATGTTTAAGAGAAGACCTAAAAGAGAAAATCAAAAATCTAAAGACCCAATAAATCCAGACTATTATACCAAAGGAATAGAGGTTACAAAATTCATTCTAAGTTGGAATATGAATTTCTGTGAAGGAAATATTATTAAATACATTGTAAGATATAAAAACAAGAACGGTTTAGAAGATTTAAAGAAGGCTAGAAAATACCTAGATTTATTAATTCAAAATAAAACTTGACATATATAAACTTTTATTGTTATATTGTGTTAAGGTTAATGAATAAATATTAATCAATTGTTTTTTGAAAGAATTAAAAATTAAAGAATTAGGGAAGCCTTTGTACAGAGGTACTTGAGAAGTTTAAAATGGTGAATCGGGAGGTCTAAATTCTAGAGTAGTAAGACCAAACAGCATCCCCTAATAAAATTTATATTTAGGTTGCCTTGCCACGCCAAGTTATCTGTGAGAAGATGTAAAAAGGAATTTCGACAGGATGAAAACATGTAAGTAGTCCTTAAAAGTGAATCGGTGCTATATGTCAGCCTGCCTAAAAAAATTAAAACTAGGGTATCTATGGTTGTAACCCAACGTAGGTTTTCTGTGAGAAGATGAACAAGGGAATCGGTGAGAACAAATACTAGGATAGTTCTGTAAAAGTTAAATTGACTATGTACCAGCCCCCCTACCCCAATTAAAAGCCCCTTGTAATGAGGGGTTTTTTATTTTATAAAAAAAATACTTGACATATATAAAGTTTTATTGCTATATTTATTTAAGGTTAATTTGTTTAATAAAATGAGGATAAATAAAATGAAAAATAAAACTTACAATCTGAAACTAACTAAAGATGAACTAACAGTATTAGACCTATGTTTATATGAATACCATAGTTTATTAGCAGAAAAGCATGATGATGAAGATGTATCAATGCAAGATGAATATTATAATGTTAAATATAGAATAATCAATATAATATCTAAAATAAATGAATCTGATAGGGGGCTGTAATGGAGTTTATATTTAATGCCTTTGTACTTTGGTTAGTATGTATTTCTGGCTTTATATTAGGCTATATTGTTAGTAAAATGGAAAACTAATATAAAACCCTACCGAGCAAGAAGAAGCCCCTAAATTGGGGCTTTTTTTTTATATTAAAAAAATACTTGACTTTATCAATTTATCTTGATAATTTAATAGTAGGTTATTAATTAAATAAATAAAAACAAGGATGGTTAATATGAATATTATTAAAATTGGAAAAAGTGGTAGATTTTGCTTAATGACTGATGCAAGGCCAAATAGTATGGGAACTATAAGCATTAGTTTAGGAGCTAATAAAGAAGAAGATATAAAGTTGCTTAAAAATTCACCAGAAGTTATTTGTAAAACTGCTGATGAATTAATTGATGCAATTTTTGAAGCAAAATTATTTATTAAAAAAGTAGAAAGTAGGTTAATATGAAAGTAACATATATCACAGAAAAAAAACCAACACTTGAAAAGCTACAGGAAATTGTAGGTGGATATATTCAAGTAGTTGATTTAGAAAATAATAAACAAATGATAGTGAATGAAGAAGGTATTCTGTTGGGTTTAGATATAAACAGAAAAGCTACTTTATTGGCTAGAGAACAAGGGATTCCTATGTTTGATTATATCATTCATGGTGATGTGGCTGTTCTCAGTGGTAAAGCTTTATTAGATTAGAGCTTATATATAGAAAAGAAAAAGCCCCTAGAAATAGGGGTTTTTTTTTGGTCAAAAATAAATTTAAAAAAAAGCTTGACATTGTCAATTTATATTGATAATTTAATTATAGGTTATATGAAAGGAAACAAAATGAAACCTAATAAACAAAAAACAGAAAACAGTGAATTAATTTCAGAAATGAAAACTTTACTTAATCTGCTTAGAAAAAAACAAAAGTCAATGCAAGAACTTGCCAACATGGTAACCACAGTTTTCAGACTAGGTATGCCAAAAGGTAAAGGAAGACCAATAAAAGTTACACCCAAGATGATGGAATATAAAAAAAGAATAGAGGTTGGTAGAAGCCAATATTCAAGAGGTTGGGTTAATTTATCAGAACATAGAGTTGATGGCATTATAGACATGATTCACAAATTAGAAAATATGATTGAAACAATCGAATATTATTCTGAGTTGGATGACCAGTTACAACCAGTCTATGATGAAGTAAAAAAAGATGGTCTTTTAGATTAAGCAACATTACCATCAAACAAAAAAAAGCCCTTCAGAAATGAAGGGTTTTTTTATGCCCAAAAAAAAATAAAAAAAACACTTGACAAGTATCAATTATTCTTGATATATTTAGTCATGGTTAATTTATTAATAAACGAGGAGATAAAAAAAATGAACTATTTTAAAAACATTACAGAGCCAAATGAAATTAAGAAGCATTACAGAAAATTAGCTTTTCAATTTCATCCAGATAAAGCTAAAGATATTTCAGAAACTAAAGCTACTGAAATCATGAAAGAAATTAATGCACAGTATCACCAAGCATTAAAAGTATTAGATGGTTCTAAATTTCAAGGTTTTAAAACTGAATATACTTATAAATATAATTACACTACAGAACAAAGCATAGTTGATAAAGTAAATGCAGTATTTGCTTTAAAAGCTAATCTTACTGTAGAAATTATTGGTACATGGCTTTGGGTTTCTGGTGATTCATTTGAAGTTAGAAATCAATTAAAGAAAATTGGTTTGAAATTTTCTGGAAAGAAAAAAGCATGGTACTTTCATACTGGATATTATGTAAAGAAATCTAAGAAAGTATTTACTATGAATAACATCAGAGAAATGTATGGTGTTAAAATAATAGAAGAAGATGAAAAGAAGGGGGGTAAAAGCCAAAATTTGGCAATCAAATAACAAAAACGACTAGATGTCCAATTAAAGTAAGAAAGCCCCAAATAGGGGCTTTTTTGCATTAAATAAGAATCATCATTTAAATGGTGGCTAGGGTGGTGGCTGGTCGTGAAAAAAAAAATAAAAAAAAGCTTGACACATATAAAGTTTTATTGATATATTAAGTCATGGTTAAATTAAATAATAAAATGAAGGACATAAAAATGAACACAAATAAAACACAAGATGACAAGAACAGCGAAACACAAATACATAAGAGAATAGTAAGACAGTTAAATAGTCGTAAAGTTAAAACTCAGTTCACATCAAAAGTGAAAGTAGATTTACACGTTAGCTTAAATCAACTTATAAACGTGGTTGAAGGCTATTCAAAGCGTTCTGAAAATGTAGTAAACTGGGTTGATGATATTCACTTTACAGAAGAAGAAACTATTGAAAATCCAAGACATATAGATAGTAAAATAGCAATTAAATTTAACACTGAAGTAGGTATTTTCGGATATGAAAGAACTTTAAGAGATGTTTTAAATGCTATTAAAAAAATAGTTTGCAAAAGCACAGCTTATAAATATAATATTAGTGAATCAACCAGAATGAGAATATTTAATGGCTTTAATGCAGACTCATCTCTATTAAACAGCTACACTAATGATATCATTATGCAAGTTGCAACATTTAATCAACTAAGAATCAGTTGTGATATCTAGATAAATAACATAAAGAAAATAAACCCTCAGAAATGAGGGTTTTTTTTTGATTAAAATTTTTTTTAAAAAAAGCTTGACACATATCAATTTTTATTTATATATTTGATTATGGTTAAATTAACAAATATGGAGAACGAAAAAATGAATGAATCTAAAAACGAACTATATTTTATGAATAGAAAAAGTGTTACAACTAAATTTAATACTTGTGCTGATACAATTCATCTTTTAACAGAAGAATATGATAATACTGATGAATTAATAGAACAACTAAATTCAAAATATAAAGAAAATCAAGCAGTGATGGAAAAAAATAGTAAATATGTTGGAGCAAGTTTATCTACTCTAAAAGCAAACAAAAAAAAGTTATCAAGTGTTGAAGTATATTCTAAATTGGAAGAACAAAATAAAAAGATAAATTTAAAGATAACTAAATTACAATTTATATTAGCCCAAATAAAAAGCAGTATAGATTCACTTGATAATGTATGGAAGAAACTTTACATCTTTGAAGAAGCTTATGAAGAAGCTATAGATGAATTAAGTTAATAAAATATCTTATAAATGAAGAAGCCCCCAGAGATGGGGGTTTTTTTTTGCATAATTCTTTCATAAATAGCCCTAGAATCAATTATTATTTATTTTTGGTGTAAAGGTTCATTAAGTCAAGAAAAGTTGATTCTGGTTGATTTTAGATATGTTATTGTTTATTGATATATTTTAATTTAAATTGATAAAATGAATTTGATAAACAAATTAAGAACAAATTATGTTTATACCATGTCCAAAAAATAATAATAAGAGTTGTGCATTTGCTGGTTTATATAATATGCAGTTATGCTGTGGAGTAATTGGTGGTTCATTAGAATCAGCTAAAGTATCAAACATGATTAAATGTCCATTAAAAATGAATAAACAAGAGATAAAAAAACATAATGACAGATACAGAAAAGAAAGTTGGAAATCCTAACTGGGTTAAAGGTGTTTCTGGAAATCCAGATGGAAGACCAGCAAAAGGAAATAGTTTTGCTGAAGTTATGCGAAGTGTTGGTGATGAAGTAGTTGATGGTATTACTAACAGAGAAGCCATAGCCAGAAAGATTATTAATATTGCTTTAAATGATAAAGATAAAAGACAGCTTGAAGCTAGTAAGATTGTTATGGATAGGGTTGATGGTAAAGCTGTAGAAAAAGTAATTGAATTAAACACTGAACCAATTAAGGTATTTAATAGGGATGAAGTGGACGTTAGATAATCAACGTAAATCAATAATAGAAGACCAGCATCAGTATAAATGTATCAGTGCTGGTAGAAGATGGGGTAAAACTCATTTAGCATTACTTTGGCTGTTAGATGGCTATATTGAACCAAACCAGAGAAGATGGTATGTATGTCCAACTTATAGACAAGGTAAAACTATAGTGATGCCAATGCTTAGAGATATTGCAAGAAATACTTTAGGTTGCACTATAAATGAATCAGAACTAACTATTAGATTTGCAAATGGTGCAGAAGTAGCTATTAAGGGTGCAGAAAATGAAGATAATCTTAGAGGTGTTGGTTTAAGTAAAGTTGTATTAGATGAATTTGCATTTATGAAACCCCACGTTTGGCAAGAAATTATATTACCTATGTTATCAGATACAAAAGGTCAAGCATTTTTTATTGGAACACCAGATGGAATTAATCATTTTTATGATGTGTTTTTAAGAGGTTTAGGTGATGACCCAGATTGGAAGTCATGGCAATTTAAAACTATTGATGGTGGCTTTGTAGATAAGAAGATTCTGGAATCAAACAAAAAGAACATGGATGAAAGAACTTGGAAGCAAGAGTTTGAAGCAAGTTTTGAAACTGCACAGAATAGATGTGCTTATAATTTTAACAGAGAAACACACTGTAAGAAAGCAGAAGTCATAACAGAAAAGAAATTCTGGGGCTGTGATTTTAACGTTGGTGCAATGTCAGCTGTTTTATGTTGTGAATATTCTGATAGTGTATTACATTATTATGAAGAAATAAGGTTAGTTAATTCTAATACAGAAGAATTAGCTAGAGAAATGAGGAATATTCAGCCCAATATTCCAGTTTATCCAGACCCAGCTGGTCAAGCAAGAAGCACCACCAGCTCAAAGTCAGACCACACTATTCTTAGAGATTTTGGTTTTAGAATAGTTGCTAGACGTTCACATTCACCCCATAGAGATAGATTAAATGCTTTGAATAGAAAGCTTAAAAATGCAGAAGGTATGATTGGAATGACAGTTGACCCTAAATTAAAGTTCTTAATAAAAGATTTAGAAATGTGCCAAAGAGATAAAAATGGTGGTATTGATAAATCAAATCCAGAGTTAACTCACTTCTTAGATGCTTGTAGCTATTTAATTGATTATAGATTTCCAGTAACAAGAAGAATGGCAACTTCAATAAATTGGTAGGATAAAATGATAGTAGATGATTTAAGTTTTTATAGCATTTCTGGTTCACTAAAAAAACATTTAAAAAGCATTGAATCTAAAAGGGTCAATGAACGATACCAGATGCTTAATTATTATGAAGGATTAATTTCTGAAATGGAAAGTGATATTGGTCATTATTTTAATTCTGATTCACTTAAACAAGTTCCAATGTTATGTCAGAATATTACTAACAAGCTTATAAACAGCAGAGCTATTTGTTATAAGAAATCACCACAAAGAAACGTAGATGAAAGATTTTATGATTATGTTGGTAATATAGATAAAGCTATGTTACAATTAGAAAGATTAACATATTTGCTTGGTACTATGGGGATGATAGTAATGTTTGATGAAGAAACTCAGAAACTTGAATATGATATGATAGTTGAGTTTTATCCAATATTCAAACCAAAAGAAAGTCAACCAAGTGCAATAGTTTATCCATTATATAATCAAGAGAACAGCAAAAAAGATAAAGCAATGTATGCTTTCTGGTCAGATGAAAATCATTATTTAATTGACCAGAATGGTGATAAACAAAGTGTTAATGAAGGTGATGTAAATCCATTTGGAATAGTTCCAGTACTTTATACACACAGACACCCATTTACTACAGATTGGTTTAGAGAAGGTGCAACTGATATAGTAAACATGAATAGAACAGTTAATGTAATGTTAACAGAAATGTCTTTATCCATGAGGTTGCAGATGTTAGGTCAACCAGTATTGACTGGAATTGATTCAGATAGTAGATTACAAATGGGAGTAGATAAACCAATGTTGCTTCCAGATGGTGCTTCATTTCAGTTTGCAAGTGCTGGTGGTAATCTTCAAAGCTATGTAGAAACCATGAGATTCTTGGTTGATTCAGTTGCATATAACAACAATCTGAAAACTAAATGGAGTATTGGTAGAGATGCTGTTTCTGGTGAAGCTCTAAAAATGTCTGAAATAGATTTAACTGAAAGTGTTCTAGGTGATTTTGAAAACATCTGGAGAAAAGCTGAAAGAGATAGATTCTTTATTGAAAGAACAGTTTTAGAAACAAATGGTGTTAGTATTTCAGATGAATATAGTGTTGACTTTACTGAACCTAGATTTGGATTAAGTGCTTCTGAAGAAAGAGATGAATGGGATTGGTTGTTAAAAAATGGATTTGCTTCAAGGGAAGATTGGTATAGACATAATAACCCAGATGCTTCTGATAATCAGATTCAAGAAATGGTTGAAGCAGATGCAGAAAGACAGCAACAATTACAGCCACCAGAAGCAACACCACAACTAAATTTAAGGGGATTGGCAGATGGCAGAAATTGATGATTATTTAGATGACATTGATAAAACTAAAATAGCAGTTGATAATGACAAGAAAAAGATTTTAGAAAGTATTGATTTGAATGAATGGTTTAAAAATCCAAAAGCTTATTTAACTTTAATAGGAAGTGAATTTGCTAAACAACATTTACCAGAGATTAAAGAAGGTTACAATCATGGTAAAAGATTTGCAAGGAGGTTACTTAAAAAATAATGGCTTCAGCAACAGTAAGAAAAAGACTTAGAAAATTATCAAGAGATAATAAAATATCTCAATCATCTTTAGTTAAAGTTTTTAATCGTGGAATGGGAGCTTCTGTTTCGAGTGGCACTCGTGGAATGTCCCCTACTGCTTGGAGTTATTCTAGAGTAAATAGCTTTATTAAAATAGTTAAAGGCAAAAAGTCTATGAAACATGATAAAGATTTAGTTAGAAAAGAAAGAAAAAGAAGACGTGGCTAAAGTAAGAAGGGTTGCAAAAGATAAAAAATATAAAACAGTTCCAAAAAAATATCTTTCTGGAACAAAAGGAAAAGCTAGAAGACAAAGAGCAAAGGATTTAGCTAGGATGCAAAGATTATACAAACAAGGCAAGAAGATACCTAGAAGCCTTTTTAAAAGAGTTTTTTACAAATAGACTATGCCACATACCAATAGAAAAAAATCATTGCTTAAAAAGCATAAATTAAGTGGAACTAATAAAGCAAGAAAAACACCAAGCCATAAAACAAAAAGCCATATTGTATTGGCTGAAAAAGGGCATAAGATTAAACTTATTAGATTTGGACAGCAAGGTGTTAAAGGGGCTGGTAAGAACCCTAGAACTAAAGCACAAAAAGCAAGAAGGGCTTCATTTAAAAAAAGACACGCTAAAGGAATAGCTAAAGGCGTTTTTTCTGGAAGTTATTGGAGTAATAAAGTTAAATGGTAAGACCTAGATTTAAATTAGAAATGGATTTCAATCTAAATAATATAAAATTAGATTTGCATAAAGAGTTGAATCTAATTGGTGGTATTATAGTAAAAGACCATAAAGACAGATTAGAATCTAGTACTGATGTAAATGGTAAGCCTTTAAAAAAATTAAGACCAAATACTATAGCTTCTAAAAGAGCTAAAGGATATGCAAAGCCAACTAAACCTTTAATAGCTACTGGAACATTACAAAAGTTACCACCGTATAAAAAAGCAACACCTAGAAAACAATCAGTAGAAGTAGAGGTGGCTAAAAGCAGAAAAATAATAGGTAATATTCATCAACAAGGAACTAAGCCTTATACAATAAAACCAAAAAGAAAACCAAAGCTTGTTTTTGAAACTACTACTGGAACAGCTTTTGCAAATAGGGTAAAACACACTGGAGTTCCTAAAAGAGAATTTTGGGGAATTACAAAAGAAGTTAGTGCTAAGGCTATGAAGTTCATAGAATTAGAAGTAGAAAGAATTTTAAGGAATGTCTGAACTTGAAGAATTACAAGCAATTGAAGTATATTTGGCTAACAGTGTACAGAGAACAGTTGATAAAACCTTAATTGATTTGGAAGATTTGATAGAAACTATGAGATTTAGAGGAATGGCAAACAGTGAAATTAGAACTGTTTTACAAAATGATTTAAGAGAAGGTGGAAGATATTTTGGAGCTTTCTCAAATGCACTTGGAAGAACTGTAAGTAATACAGTAGAAGAAGCTGGTGGAGTTGCTTCCAGAGCATTATTAGAAGAAGCTGGGGTTGAAGAATGGCAATGGCAGACAGCTGGGGTTAATGTATGTCCAGACTGTAAACCAAGAAATGGAGATGTAAGAACATTAGACCAATGGAGATTAGTAGGATTGCCTAAAAGTGGTTTTTCAGTATGTGGTCATTCTTGCCAATGTACACTTGTTCCAGCTGGTAAAGGAAGAAAAATTAGAAGACGTGCTGAAAGAAAAAAAGAATTAAAAGAAAGATTTGGTAACTAATCAATAACTCAAACGAGAGGTAAAAATGGAAAACACAGAAGTCAAAGCAGAAGACGTTAAAAAGCAAGAACCAATTGCTGGTGAGGTGCAAGAAACCCAGACCGTTGAAAATCCCAACGTTAATCAGAATGTTCCCTATTCACGTTTTAAAGATGTGAACGACCAACTAAAAGAACATAAACTTAAACTTTCTGAACTTGAAAGAGAAAGGGAAGAAAGAGATGCCAAAATTAAAGCTGAAAAAGGTGAGTTTAAAGATTTGTATGAAAGAGAAGTACAACTTAAAAAACAAGCTGAAGCCAAAGCTAAACAATTTGATGAATATGTTGAAGCTAGGAAATCACAAATTATGGCAGAATGGTCAGATGAGGACAAGGAGTTATATGGTTCTATGTCTTTAGATAAATTAGAAAGACATAATGATAAATTAAATTCAAACAAGGTTGTTAAGACTAATACTCAAAAGGCTGGACTATCAAATGGAAAGCCAATGAGTTTTGAAGACTTTGATTCTATGTCTATGGCAGAGAAAAGAAGAAACTGGTCTGACTACCTTAAATTCAAACAAAAGAGGTAAACAATGGCTAAACATTATCAAGGAAGCCCTTCAACCACTACTACTGATGCCGTATTTATTCCAGAGGTGTGGTCGGAAGCTATCTATAAATATTTCGAGAGAAAAGTTATTTTCAGACAATTAGTGGATGATTATTCACCACTTGTAGCAAATGGAGGTGATAAGATTCACATTCCAGAAATCGGTTTAATCAGTGCTTCAGCAAAGTCAGCTGGTTCAGATGTAAGTTATGATAATACAAGTGCGACCGAAACACAGCTCGATATAGACCAGCATTATTATGTCGCAAAATTATTTGAGGACATTTTAATGGTACAATCTAATTATCAGTTAATGGACAAATATTCAGCAATGATGGGTGAAGCATTAGCAAGACAAGTTGATTCTTATCTTTGGACAACACTTCAAGGATTATCTAACAACATGGGTCTTTCAGCTGATGACACTTTAACAGCTTCTAAATTTGAAGACATTCTAGCTTCTATGGGAAATAATGGTATTGACTATATGGCTGGTGATGTATTCATGGTTGTTAACCCAGTATTAATGGCTGACATTCTAAACCCATCTGGTGGATTAGCTCAGTTCTTTATTAGAAATGATGCTAGTGGTGATGGTTCTGGATTAAGAACTGGAAATATTGGTTCACTATATGGAATTGATGTTTTCATGTCAAATGCTATTTCATCTGGTGGAACAGCTTCAACAATTTCTGGAGCTATTTTCCATAGGTCAGCTGTAGCTTATGCAATGGCTGAAGATATCAGAATCCAGAGCGAATATAGTATTGACGCCCTTGGGACAAAAATGGTGGCAGATACAATCTATGGAGCAAAGCTAATTGATGATTCAGACAACGTAAAAGGAATTAAATTCCAGAACGTAGCTTAATCTTAATTAAGAAAAAAGTATTGATGGGGAATTTTTTTCCCCATCTTATACTTAAATTATTTAAATTAGGTAAAATAAATGAATATGAAATTGAATCTAAAAAACATCAAAAAAGCCTTAAAAAGGGCTTATTTTAGATTCTTAGTAAAATTGAATAAAGGGGGCTAGAAGCCATTTTTAATAAAATTTTGATTACAAGTATATCAACTTAACTTGATATTGATGTTATTGAAGTTAGACCCCTTAAATGCAATTTGATAGTTTTCTGTAAAATTTTAGGAAAAACCATTAAAAAACTTAAAAATTTTAAGAAAAATTGATAAATGAGAAAGTCAAGGCTTTTTTAAAAAAGAAAGAAAATTGAGGTTTTTATGGAATATTACAAGCAAAAAAATTTTTCAAATGTTATAGAAGTTGACCCAAAAAAACACCCAGAAATGAAACAAAAAGTTTTAGATGAAGGCTGGGTTCAAGTAAAAAGTTTAAATGATTTAACACCTTTTAAAGCCCCAAAAAAATCTAAAAGAAAGGTGAAAAAACAAGATGGCAAGTAGAACTTCATTTACCAATGTAAGAATTTCTGATTCATTTGGTCAGCTATTAATAGTAGGTGATGATTCTGGAATTACAAGTTCTTCTGTTCAAATTTTTGATGCAGATGGAACTGGTAGCCCATTATCACTTTCAACAACTCAACTAACTATAAATGATGGAGCTAATGATTTTGATATAGCTTCACATGATGGAACTAATGGTTTAAAACTAGGGGGAACTTTAGTTACAACAAGTGCTAGTGAATTAAACCTTTTAGATGGATTAACTGCTGGTACAGTAACAGCTTCTAAGTTTGTTTTAGTAGATTCTAATAGTGATATTTCTGGATTTAGAAACATTACTGCCACTGGAACTATTCAAGCTTCAGACTTTACTGCAACTGGAAATACTACAATAGGTAATGCAAGTTCTGATACTGTGGCTTTCAATGCTACATTAACTACAGATATTATTTTTGAAGGTAGTTCAGCAGATGCTAATGAACTTACTTTGTCAGCTGGTAATCCTAGTGGTGATAGAACTGTAACCCTTCCAGATGCTACTGATACACTTGTAGGAAAAGCAACTACAGATACTTTAACAAATAAAAGCATAGATGTAGATAATAACACTGTAACAAATATTGAAGTAGATAATTTAAAATCTGGTGTTTTAGATACAGATATAAGTTCAGTAAGTGGAAGTGATGATACTTTAGCAAGTGCTAAAGCAATTAAAACTTATGTTGATTCACAAGTAACAGCACAAGATTTAGATGCTACTACTGATTCTGGAACAATAGCAATTGACTTAGATTCAGAAACATTAACTATTGCTGGTGGTGAAGGTATAGACACATCTGGTTCAACAAATACAATTACCATTGCTGGTGAAGATGCAAGTACATCAAATAAAGGAATTGCAAGTTTTTCAAGTTCACATTTTACGGTTAGTTCTGGAAGTGTAAGCATAGCAACTGATTCAATTGATGACACTCTGATTGATTTTGGTACTGGGACTAACCAAGTGAACACAGATGATTTACCAGAAGGTTCTTCTAATTTATATTTAACAAATGAAAGAATTGATGATAGGGTTGATGCTTTAGCAACAGCTGGTGAAGGTATTGATATAACTTATGATGATTCAGCTGGAACTCTAACATTTGCTGGGGAAGATGCTTCTACAAGTAACAAGGGAATAGCTAGTTTTTCAAGTGATAATTTTGATGTTAGCTCTGGTGCTGTAACTATAAAAAATGATGGTGTTATTTTAGCTACAGAAACTACTGGAGATTTTGTCCAAAATATAACTGGAGGTACTGGAATAGATTCTACTGGTGCAACTTCTGGTGAAAACATTGCACATACTTTAAGTATTGACTTAAATGAATTAACAACAGAAACCACTATAGCTGATGATGATTTTATAGCTATGGTAGATGCTACTGATAGTGGCTCTGGAAAAATTACTTTTGAAAATTTAGAGGATGCAATATTTGCTTCTGTAAGTGGAGATGTTTTAATAGCAGAAGATGGAACTTCTACAATCCAAGCAAATTCTGTAGCTTTGGGAACTGACACTACTGGTAATTATGTTTCAGCAATTTCTGGAACTTCTAATGAAATAGAGGTTTCTGGTTCTGGAAGTGAAACAGCAACAGTTACTATTGGATTACCAGATGATGTTACTATTACTGGCAACCTAACAGTCAATGGAACTACTACTACAATTGACACTACAAACCTAGTAGTTGAAGACCCATTAATTAAATTAGCTAAAAACAATAATAGTGCTGATTCAGTTGATATAGGATTTTATGGATTATATGATACCAGTGGAAGCACAGACTTATATGCTGGTTTATTTAGAGATGCAAATGATTCTGGTAAATTTAAATTATTTGTAGATTTACAAGCAGAGCCAACTACCACTGTTAATGTAAGTGGAACTGGTTATGCTACTGGAACATTAGTTGCAAATCTTGAAGGTAATGTTACTGGAACAATACAAACTGCATCACAAACCAATATAACATCTGTTGGAACTTTAGGTGCTGGTGCTATTTCAAGTGGATTTGGGAACATTGATATAGGTTCTTCAAATCTTACTGCAACTGGAACAATTAGTTTGGGGAGTACTTCATTTAATGACAATAATATTACAAACGTGGGGTCAGTTAGTCTTGACAGTTTGGAATCTTCTGGTAGCACTATTGAAGTTAGCTTGGATGATAATCAAGCTGGTGCTTTTAGTGTTAAAGAATCTTCTAATTCATATATTACAATTGACACTTCAAATTCTTCAGAAAAGATACAATTCCACAAAGCATTAGACATAGATGCAACATCTGATTTTGGTTCTAATGCTATGACCAATGTGAATATAGATTCTGGGTCAATAGATGGAGCAACCATTGCAACTTCAGATATAACTGTTGGCACTGGTAAAACATTAGATGTTTCTGGTGGAACTTTAACTTTAGCAAACGACCAGATTAGTGGTGATAAAGTTTCTGGTGGTACAATAGGAACAACAACTATAACAGCATTAGCTGGAGATTTAAGTTTAGGTGATAATGCAATTACAAATGTAGGTGATATTGCTCTTGATTCTATAAGTGCAGATAACAACACTATGGATATTACATTAACAGATAATCAAGCTACAGCATTAGAAATTAAAGAAAGCACAAATGCTTATTTAACTTTTGTAACTACTAATAGTGGTGAAAAAATAACACTTGGTAAAAAGTTAGAAGCTGGTTCTGTTGAGATTGAAGGAAGTGCTTTTGACATTGATGGTGGAACTATAGATGGAACAGATGTAACAGTAGGTTCTGGAAAAACTCTTGATGTTAGTGCTGGTACTTTAACACTTGCTAATGACCAAATAAGTGGAGATAAAGTAACTGGTGGAACTATTGGTTCAATAACAATTACTGCTCTTGCTGGAGATTTGAGTTTGGGAGATAATGATATTTCCAATGTAGGAGATATTTCAGCTGATAGCATTAGCTCAGATGGAAGCACTTTAAACATTGCAATGGATGACAACCAAGCTTCTGCATTTAGTATTAAAGAAAGCACAAATTCTTATTTAACAATTGATACAACTAATTCTTCAGAAAAAATACAAGTTCATCAAGCTTTAGATATTGATGCTGTTTCAGACTTTGGTAGCAATGCAATGACTAATGTAAATATTGATTCTGGTGATATTGCAACAGCAGTTACAGTTGGAGGTTCTGACACAATAACTGAATTTGTACAAGATATTGCTGGAGGAATGTTTTCTGGAAATACTGAAACTGGAATTACAGCAACTTATCAAGATGGAGATAATAATATTGATTTAGCAATTAATGCTTCACAAACAACAATAACATCATTATTAGCAACTGATAT